CATCAAGCTGATAAGTCTCGTAACTTACAGTCTTCCCGATGTTCGGGTTCGCCTTCATCCACATCTCCGGATAGCCGACCTCGTCGACAGAGTCAAGCTTGTACCACCAGATCGAAACATGCGGATTTGGATAATCCCCCTTGAGAATGCTCATAAGCTCCATTTTGATGGTGTCGCCGGCGCCATTACGAACAGTACCCTCCGAACTGGTGGCCACGATCAGATAGTCGTCCACCTTGGAAGCGCCCTGCTCGATAGCGCCGATAACATCCTCGCGAATGTCGCCGGAGAGCCACTCGTCTACGGTTGCGATCTTGCATCGAAGACCTTGCAGCTTGTTGATCGACATAGGGCGGATCTCAATGAGAGAGCCGGTCAGAAAGTTCTCAATTCCTTTCTTTGTCGAGGCCAACTTGACGCGATTGGCCTGCGAACCGGTCGTGTTCTGAAGTGAGCCTTGGGTCAGAAATTGGAATACGGGGCCGCGGGCTCTTGTGATGGCGGTGCGGATCGGTGACATGACCTCTTCGGCAAGCTTCATGGTCGGAGCCGTCGTGATCTGATGGGTCGTACTTGTGTCCACATTCTCAAAGAATGATTGGATGCACGAGTCATAGATCGACTTAGCGGCGCCTCGTCCGACGATCAGGTATTGCTTGTTCACAAGCCGCTTCTTGATCATCTTCTTGACATAGTGCCCGCCTCGTCCGTCCGCGTTCGGCTCATAGACCGTGCGCTCCACAAAGTAATACCAGCCGAATACCTGCTCGCCCCACAGCTTGAAGCTGTCAAGGAGGTGAAGATCGGAACCATCCGTCAGGGTCATCTCTGCCTCGCAATACTTGATCCAGCCCTCAACGGCTTTATCATCGTAATAGATTCCTGGATTTGCGATCAGATCGTCGATCCGGTTCATCTCCATCGAAATCTCTTTGCAGACAGGGATCTCACCCCGAATCACCGCTTCACGAAACTTTCCGTAATACCGGGGAACAGCAGTATTCGACAGGGCCATTCAGTATTACCCCGCCTTCTTCTGCAACTGCTGAATTGCGAGAGCAATGCTCAGAGCCGAGCTGCCGACAGCCAAAACCGTTCCAGCGTTGTCAAGCACATCGGAAAGATAGCGGCGGCCTTTAGACACCGACTCCTTGGCAAACAGATCGTTGTACTGCCGTTCCAAAAGCTCGCGGTTGATCTGGTCGCGAAGCTCCTTGTCGGTCTTCTTGCTCAGGTCCATCCGCTCTTTCTTCGTAGCATTGCGGCTGTCCTGATCCATCTTCTTCGCCCGATTGACAAGTTCGGAAGTGGCATCCACAGCTTTCTTGGTCGACTCAAGCTTGGAGGGCGGGGTCGGCTTTTTAGTCAGATCCTTATATTTGTTTTCCAGAGATAACCGATTGATTGCCTTTCTAAGGTCTTCATCTTTCATCTCTTTCACAGGATCTTTCTTCTCCTGCTGCTGAGCGCGGCGTTTTCCCTCAGAGGTGTAACTGCCGTCTGAATTCTGGAAACGGCGAACGCCCCATTTCTGGCCTTTGATACCATAGTGGCAAAGTTCATCCATTTTGACTTTCCTCCTCTCTTGCAGCATTATCGGCCGCCACGAAAAGCCGCCACTCAAACTCGCTGATTTGACGGTTCATCGCGTCAACAGCAGAGGAAGCGGTAGGCAGGTCGAAAAGCAGCCGAACTTTAAGGTGCATATAAGATTTTACAAGGGCAAGCCGACCAGGGTCATCCTCCAGAAAGTCAGACCACTTTTCATCAGCCCCTGAAATGGCAAAGCCTTTCTTCGGGCCAACTCCCATCTGTCCAAGAATGGAAAAGACAGAGTTGATGTGCATGATAAGGTCAGCATCAAAGTGAGTGTAACTCTCGTCAATTCCGAGAAGCTTTTTCACCGATGTCAGGATGCTTTCAGTCGTATCCATAGATGCACTCCTTACTTGGAAAGGGCAATGTACTTTCTCATACAAAAGCCCTCGACCCCATCAGAAGTGCGAACTTTGTAAAAGTCTTCCGTGGACGCATCCAAGTCAACGCAGACCTGTGTCAGCGCGTCAATGACGACCGCAACATCTGCGTTGATATCAGGCAGCTTACGCACATTCAGATAGAGACAGTCCGTAACAATGCCGGAGCCAGTATGCGGCTCATTGACCGCTTCTGCCTCAGTGCAGAGTTCCGTCACATCCTGACGCTTACCGCGAAGCTCCTGAATGATGTCCTGCTTGCGAGGATTATTCTGCATAGTCGGTTCCTCCTTTGGTTTAATGTTTCCAGGGACAGGTATCATTCCTTGTCCGCTTAGGTGGTTCGGTGAGCAACAGATTTTTGTCACCGTAGTGAATTGCCTGATGCGTCTCATGGGTCGTTGTGATGAGATACTCAGGGTCGAGTAGAATGTCTGTCCGTTCCAGAAGATCTCTCTGCCGAATCGGGTTCAGATGGTGAATGATGACTCGACCAAATATCTCATGACCTTCGATGCCAAGGTCGCAGCCAAGATCTCTTGTAATCACCGCGTCTCGGATCTTCTTCCATTCCAGCGACCTGTAAAAGACCTGGTTCATATAACGGTCGAAGCCGAAAGTCGTTTCGCCGACGATGCCGTCAAGCCGAAGATACTCAAAGCGATCTTCAAAGGTTGGAAGAAGAACAAGCTCTGAATAGCTTTTAATATTCATCCTCTTCGTCCTCCTGCCCCTGATAGCTCTTCATAGCCTTGGCCGCCTTGAGGTACAGATCCTCCATCTTGGCGGAGGACTCGATTGCTTCGGCCTTTGCCGCGGCAAGATCCCTCTGCTTCTCAAGCAATTCTTTTTCGATCTGGGCTCTGGTGGAGCCGAGTTTCAGAAAATGGGAAATCACCTGAGAGGAAGCAGTGCCGTTGCGCATCTGCTCTTCGGCAACATCAATGGCTAAGGCGATCAGTTGCTTCTCTCTTGCTTCAGGAGTAAGAGCCGCACGGGATTTAGGTACTTTCTCAGATGATCTTGCGGCCTTTGCCATCCTTGCCACCTCCTCTCGCTGTGTTTGATCATGGTATGCACTGTGTTTTGTATTACTTATTTGGACTTTGAGACAGGGCTTGAAAGAACCCACAGAACTGACTGGCTGAACAAGTTGAAAGGAGAAATCCCCAAATGAAAGATGGAGGTAGAGAAAGCACTTGCATGACCCGGTCGTGGCGATTCCATGGAAAGAAGAACACATCAGGAGGTGAAATATCAGCCCTGTGGGCCCGTTCAAACCCTGTCTCGTCGCCCAAAACTCCCGCCGGCTTCCCCAACCCCGAAAAACATTTTTCAAAAATATCCCCCGGAGAATTTTCAAAGACCGTCGCGATGCAGAGGGGGTGCTGTTTTTGCGACCCCCCTATACCTTTTGGAAAGCAAGGTATTCTCACTAAGCAAAAGGTGACTTGGAGTTAAAACTTATCGTGTTGCAAAAGCAGAGCCAAAGATAAAACCTCCCGATTTGAGCGAAAGAGACTGCTAAAGCCTTTATGCACTCACAGGAGGCGAATCCTTTGTGTCTGCTTTTACTTTTTTGTAGATCCCAAGGGGATCGTATTTGATGATGTCGTCGATGGCACGCTCAAGTTCCTGTTCGTTTTCAGCATCTGAAAGCTGATCGGAAGTCCTGGCTATACGGGCCAGGTAGGCGCAAGAGTGATAGCCTTTGCCTTCATCAAAGCGATACCAAGCATCGTACTGGGTAAAGGGATCATACGGATTATCTGTCGTAGTCAGCGCGCATGATTGAGCCATTTTCTCTCACTTCCTTTCATGAATTCAGATACTTGGAAACAGCAGAAGTCGAAATTCCCAAAGCTTCAGCGATTTCAGCATTTGTGTGGCCAGAATTCGCCATTGCTTTGATTCTGCTAATGCGAGCATCGGACAACTGCGTTGTTCTTCTCGGCGTTGCTCGTTCTCTAACGGTTTTCGGTTCGGCATAGCGCAAGATCTCGCTCAAGGTTGTGTCTGAAATTGCACCAGACTGAATTGCAGTCCATTCGCCATCGCTGATTGTAATGCGAGTTCGCTTTCCGCTTGCGCCAGTAGAATTTCTGGCATCACTGATGGCAGCACGACGGATCTTGGAAATCTCATCTTTGTCAGTAATGTTGTTTGCCTGAACCTTTGCTTTTACACGAGCATTTGCAATTCGTTGAGCTTCTCGTTCAAGAGGAGCATTCAACTGCGCGACCTTGAGAGCAGCCATAAGGCGGTTCACTTCGGGTTCAAAGGCCTTGGCCGCACTGGCAGAGCGCTTCAGAGTAGGGGTAGCCTTGTATTCAAGACGGGCCTTATTGGCAAGGTCTTTCATCTTGTTGGCATAGTCGGCATAGGCCTCTTCCTGAAGCGTTCCAGAAGACATCGAACGAACATCATCAACTGCGAGGATGCGTTTAACTTTAGTGGTTGCCGCTACCGTCTTTCCGGTACGGGGGTCCACATAAGTTCTGCCTGACTCCTTGTAAACGACTTTTCCTGTCAGAGGATCAATGACACCGCTGCCCTGACGCTCCGGTACCTCAACATCCTGCTTTCTACGGGATAAGAGGGTAGAGGCGCCGCCATGGTGACCAGTCTCGTCGTCAAAGCCTTGATACTTCTTCTTGAGCTCGGCGATACCATTGTCTTTCTCAGACTGCCGGTAGTCGAGCTTGTGCTTGGCCGCATCAATGACAACCATGCTGTGTTTGACCGCTCTTGCAATCTCAGGCTCAGTAGCGCCTTTCAGAGTCATGTCAGTAATGAGATTTGAAATCTCACCCATCTGTCTCTGTGTAGCAGCACCCTTTGCAAGGAGCCGAACGCCAGTCTTGCCCTCAGTCGAGTAATCAGTCTTAGGATCGAAGTCTTTCAAATCCTTAAGGGCGGGGGTAGATTGGATTTTCACCCTCCCACCGGTCGGAATGACAACGACCTGGTCACCATCAAAGTCAGCACCAGAAAGACGCTCTGCAACCTTAGGGTTGATGCCCACAGCATCCCGAATGTTCTTTCCGAGAACGGAAACGGCAGTCGGGTTTTTGTTATTGACCGTAAGCTCAGGGATCTCAAAGGTACCACCATGCGGATAGCGAATTAGCACGACCTTTTCGCCATCACGATAGTTCGGGGCAAAGATCTCGGTCTCTTTCATCGCATTGAGCGGTAGTATGACCTGCGTGCTCTGACGAGGGAGAGCAGCCGCTTTCAGATGGACAGCAGCCGAGTCGCACTCATCCGCAAAGTCTAACAGGAGCTTCCGCTTTACGGTGGGATTGTTCAAAGAACAGATCTCAGAGAACTCGTCAGCAGCATCAGCGTAAGTCAAATCCAACTGCTTCTTGATAAGCTGGATGGGCTGCTTGGAAAGGAACTGGGAAGAAAGATTTTTACTCATCTTGTCCCAGTCGCCCTCTTCTTTCAGCTTGTTGATCGCAGAAAGCTTCTCATTGCCGTCGGCGTCGATATAGTGACTCTGGCCATTAGCCTTAATCAAGGCCCCAAAAGGGTTGTCGGGATCATCCTGAATTTTCTTCAGAACATCCATCTTAGGTGTTCCGGTATGCTTGTTGGTGTTAAAGACAATGTCTGCGCCATCGGGCATATCGTCAGAATACATCGCCATTCCTTTGAGGTAATGAGTACCATCCACAAGGATACGAACCTGAGCATAGTGAGAATCTCCCAAATCAAGGTCAGCAACGCCGCGACGGATCTCAATAACACCGTCTTTCAGTGCGCCACCCTCATCGCCATAAAGGATCTTCACACGGCTGGAATCAATGCTCGCCGGATACTCACGCTTGTCCCAAGACTCGCCACCATCAGTAGAATGGTAGTCGCCAACAGACTTCACCAAATCAAGGTTCTGATAAACCTCTCTCTGGTCAATCTCAGGAACGGAAATAACGGGGGTGATTGTGCGTTTCTTCGGGTCGTTTACCTGGGGAACGCCGACGCCATAGCGGTTATAGCCCTCGGTTTCCAAAATGAAAAGAGCCTCTTGAAGAACACCGGTAGAAACGCCAAGCTGCCGCTCAACGCCGGTGCCTACATCAATGGCTCCTTTTTCCGCAAGCTCTTTCTTCAGAATCTCTGCCGTGGCTTGTGCCTTATTCTTATTGGCTGCCGTATTCTCATTCAGCAGTGCGCGAACAGAAGAGTCATTCGCATAACCGAGAATTGAGGCGATCTCATCCAGCGTCTTACCGTCTTCCCGCAAAGAACGGGCACGATCTGCCTGAAGAGCGCGGCGTTCATGCTTTGCGACGCGAACTTGCATCCGCAAATCAGTCGTCGAAAGATGAAGTTCATCAGCAATCTGTTTTTCAGTTTTGCCGAGCCGCTGAAGCTCTTCAACGCGAGCAAGAAAGTCGCCGCCATGTTGGTAAGGGTTATCACCTGAACCCCACGGATAGCGCCCAGAGCGCCGTTTGACGCCATAGTGCATCAGAATATCTTCCTCTACGAGGTCCATAGCTTAACCCTCCTCTTCTCTAATTTTGTTGATGACCTTATCGGCTGTGATGATCCTGTCCATGATCGGCAAAATATCCTCAACAGTCGGCTTATGGTACAGAATTTGGTCGTGCTGGTAGATACGCAGTTCCATCTCAATGTCGGCTGGACGAATATGATACTCCAAACAAAACAGAGCGGCATAGACCTCCAACTGTTCAATATGAGCATCAATTTCTCCGGTCTTCAAATCATGGATGCGAAGAAAATTATTTCGGAAACAAATTGCGTCGGTTGTTCCGAAACAGTTCGGGGAATAGTAGAGGATCTGTTCCGGCGTCATCTTATAACCGATAGCGTCATTCACATACATGTTCAGAGTCTTCTGAGACTTAGGAAGTTTCTGCCCCAAAAGAATACACTGAGCGGCGAATGCGTGAAGAACAGTTCCTTTCTGTGTTGCCAGAAATCTCACATAGGAGTCCGCGATTTTATCGTCGGTGTAATTGATCCAGTGATACTTACTTGCACCAAGGAAGGCGTGCTGACCTTCAAGGTTGGAATGCCTGTTGAAGTTCATTCAATACCTCCTCTTTATTTTCCGGACACACAAAGCGAGAGAATGACATATCGTTCATCTTCTCGACATAGTAGTCCTGATTTGGGCGCTTCTTAGCTGTCGCAGACCTCTTGCATTCGAGGGAGGCCCACTTCTCGCCATAAAGGATCAACAGATCGGGGAGCCCCTGAATTTGGTCCATCTTGAAAACCATGCATCCAGGGAACAACGCTTTCAACGACTCGATTAAACGGTCTTGAAATCCGCTCTCAAGTCTGGAACTTCTGGCCACGAAATGACCTCCTTTCGACAAAAAATAAAATGGAGAGAGGGAAATGTGTAACACATCTCTCTCTTCTCCATAAAAGACCCTGTTTTTTCTGCGGAAGCCAAAAAGGGCATAAAAAAGCCGAGACACCTTTTCAAGCATCTCGGTCAAATATCCAGAGGGGTCAGCTATTATTTCGCAGATACCGAATGAGTATCCAAATCAGCCACAGACCTCCTGTGCAGAAAGTGAGTATCACATCGAGAATCAATCCGCCAGTGCTACGCTTTCCGTTACCTTTACTCATGCTGTCCATCCTTTCTCATAAATCCGTTATGTTGTCATCATCAATGTCGTTGCTTTCTTTCAGTGCGATGTTACCTCCAAGACTCGAAGCCAAAGCCGCGACAATAGTAGCAGCTACGCCGCCGATAATCCCAATGAGCTTCAAACGGTTCCTCGATTTTTCAGAGTCCTTATCCGCTACCGCTGCGGCAACTTCCTGCATCTGGTCAAGAATATAAGTCTTCTGCTCAAATGTCAGGTCGTCGTTGTCAAGTATTTTTTCAAGAGAATCCATCACGCGATTATACATATCGTAACAACTGCGCATACTCTCTCGATCGTCTTCCATCGCTTCCTGGATGACGCTGCGGTACTCTTTCAAAACATCAAGTGAAGTCGAAGCGAAATTCGGAAATTGCTCCAGAGCTTTCTTTGCAACTTCGGGGTTCATCTTCGGAACCATTGTCGCAAAAGCAATGACTTTTTCTTTTGTCAAATGTCTGAAATCTGGAATATCCAGTTTCTTGAGAACTTGCTGTTCAGTGTAAGGCCGTGCCACGCTCCGTCCTCCCCTCGTAAGAGTGCAAATAAAAAAGGTGCGCCCCAACGAAGAGACGCACCCTGCAAAAGCGCATCTCTCATTGCTGCGACACAATCCTCTTACCACCACTATGGGTATAACGAGTTAAGAGAGAAACACTTGTTGCCAAGTAATTCTCCCATAGTGAAGCGGATAAGAAGATTTAATTGTGTCGCAAGCTTAGTATATCACACTCGCACACGAAAAGAAAGTCAGAGTTTTTGAGGAAAAATCAGGCTTTGGCCAAAAACCCACTTTTTCTCGTCACTTATATATATTTTTTACATTTTTTCTTCACACTAATTAAAGAAAAAAGTGGGAAAGTGGGCAGAAAGCCCGCAAAGCCTTGTGTACCAACGGTTTCAGCCCGCCCACTTTTCAAATAAAACCGGGCAAAAACCCACTTTTTTTGGCCAGAACCGTCTCTACAAGTCTCTCAACTCGCCCAAATATATCAAGTTTCTGAAAAGAAAGTGGGCAGAAGCCCGTTTTTCAAAATAAAAGTGGCCACGATTTTTGCGCATGAAAGAGCCCCGAATTCTATCTTAGATTAGACAGAACCGGGGCAAATTCACGCAGTTTTGCTAAAATGTTCTCCTCATATAGGGGAGATTCTTCGGAGTTATTGGAATATACTGATATGGTGTTAACGGTTTGTGCAAATGCTTTTTCTGAAGAGACAGGCCGTACTTTTTCGGCGTAACGCCATTGCGTTTGGGCCAGAGTGCTGGATCATTGTAGATTGCCTCAAGAACTTCTGAAAGTTTCTCGAATGGCATGAGGATCTGTTGCCATGCCTCCGCTAATTTTTCACACATATCCTCGAACTCATCAAAAGAAAACATTTTTCTACCTCCATATCCGTCCGGACCGCTTGTCGATCAGAACGACACGACCTTCGATCTCGAAGTCCGCCAAGTCACACACATCCTTGATAGACCTGAGCAACTTCTTAAAGCGAAGCTCCTCGATTTCAAGGTTCATCATGGCCTGGTAGGCTGTCGGATCTGAGTAGCCCTCCGAGTTTTTTCGGTCGCTCATTGGTCACCTCTTTCTTTCTCCCATTTTTCAAGATCACAGCCGATCTCTTTCAGCTTGTAGGTACAGAGCCAGACATCATCGCCCTGTTCCATCTCATAACGACGGATCAAAGCCTCGATGCCGCGGGAGAAGTTGTCATAGAATTTTTTAAGCCTCTTATTGCCGAAGCCGAGCTGTTCACGCAGCTCCCACAGAACCAGAGCGTCGATCTCTCGGATATGCTTTCGATCGTACTCTGCGAGCTGTCGCTGTATCTCCATGTCCATAGCCTTTTTCTCGGCAGCAGACATTACGGCTCCGAACACTCTTTTTCCGGCTTTCTTTACTTTCATGAACGGGTCCTCCCATGATCAAGTTTTCTTTTGCGAAGAACATCGGAACTCCGAAGAAAAGAGAAAGGAGAAGGACTGTACCATCCCTCTCCAAAATAACAACCGGCAAAGATGCCAGCACCATCAATGCCGCATAGATCTTGTTGCGGATCAGTTCGCGCTTCCACATAATCATTACTCCTTTATCAGTACGATGTTGACGGAATGAACCAGATATGTAGTTCCATCAATTTTTACCTGAATCTGATCGCCGTCATCATAATCTTTCCAGCTTTCAATTTTCCCGCTGATGACTGAACCATCGGGAAGCGCCAGGATAGCATTGTCATAGCTGAATGTCGTGTCGATGACTTGTCTGTTACAACCCGTCAGGAACATCAGCATCATGGCGACAACGAGGAGGATCGCCGCAATCATACAAAGCGCTCTCTTAGCTTTCATTTTGCTTATCCTCCCCAACAGTATAGATAGGCTTGTCATAAGCGTACAGAGTCGCATGACTCTCATCCGGTGTATCCATCTCCAACACAGTCATGATGGCATAGTTTGCGAGATCAAGCAGCGTATCACGAATGGACTCATCCGTAACTTGCTGCTGGTCGCGGTCATTGCAGGAAAGGCGGGACAGGGTCTTGAAGCGGGAGAACTTATCCCCCAAACGGATACGGGCCATAGCGAGACCTTCCTCGACGAAAGTGGTATGGAAGCTGTCGCCATAGTCATGGTTTTTGCGTGCGTAGAGCTCATTCAGCCCATCGCAGATTTCCTTATGTCTCAGAACTTTTTCGTTCATTGTGCTCCTCCTTAGTCTTTCATAGGGGATAGGCCAAGTCGTGTCCGGTAGTCATTGTGAGAGATCAGCCCGCTGGCTCTCATGTTGCGGAGTGTCTCCTCGTCCGGCCACGGGAAGACCGAAACAGAAACACCGCCATCAGGCGAAATATAAATGGACACAGATCGGTCACGAGCTGCCATTGCTTCATCAATGATTGAGTGGATTTTTTTCTCATCCATTTTCACAAGCTCCTTTCAAATATCATTTGCTCTGCGATGCAGACTATGGTCGGCATCAAAGCCATCGGGATAGCGGACGCGGAGCTTATCAATGTTCATCTGGAAGATCGTCTCCAAATCATAGCCGATAGCTTCTGCGCTGATGGCCAGATACCATGCGACATCGCCAAGTTCTTTTGCCATGTGTTCGCTATCGAAATCGTGGCCCTGGTAAAGATGCTTTTTGAGAATATCAATGCACTCTCCGGCTTCGCCGTTCAGACCCATCAGGCCATTGAGAATACGAGGGTATTCCTTAGACATTCCGGATGCGGTCCGAAGTGCCTCTTTCTGGTACTCATTAGGCGTCATAATGTTCACACTCCTGAAAAATATAAAAAGAGAAGAGCCTGTGTTTCCACAAGCCCTTCCCTCTGGGTAGAGATTAGAATTTCAGTTTTTCGTTGATCTTCGCGATTTGCTTCTCAGCCTTTTTCTGAATCTCGGTGTTCCCGGCTGCGATTGCCAGGTCAAGGATTTCCTGCCAGTCTTCTAACTGGTCAAGCAGCATACCCTTGTACTGGTTATCTGTCATACCCACAGAATCACCACCATCCAGAAGGTGAGAATCGTTGCGTTCAGCCATAGCCTAACAACCTCCTTCCATAATAGGCTTTGTTCTTTGTGCGCATGATTTCTTTTTTATGATTGTATCATAACAGCCGGAGTGGTGTCAATCGACGTTCACCCGTGGATGATGTACCACAAAATCATACAGATAGAGAATTTGGCAAAGAACCACAGAAAGTCGCTAATTTTCTGAAGCAGAAACCACATTACTGGATGCTTTTTGATCCACTGCTGCTCCTTATTCATCGACTACACCACCCGTAATCAGTGTAGAGTACGGAAGACTTTCGATCCAGTCACAGAAGGTATGCCATTCATCCAGCTTATGATTGCGGCGAGACTTATACATGTTCGACAGAACCTCGTAGTTCAGCATGACCGTTCGCTTCTGGTTGTAAGAACTGGGGAGAAGCTGGATCATCTGCCACCAAAGTTCTTTCGCTTTTTTATCTGCTCCAACAACATTCTGTTTTTTTATGGCTAAATAATAATCTCGCCAATAATTCAATTCATCCACCATATCTTCAAGAGTATTTAACGCCCTGCCTTCCAAATGCTCACAACTAAAATCCTTCAAGGTGAACTCCTTATCCGCGATCTTATGCATCGTAGAGCAGGAATTTGCTACCGTTCCGACCTTGTATGTATCGAACTCCTTCCACCAGTACAGCGGGGCGGTAATATCAAGATATACAGTAATCATCCGCATGAACTTGCGATGGTCAGTGCCTGCGTTGCGGAGACTGGTCATGAGGTCGAAATCATTTTGTCCAACATCAAAACCGCCAGAGGCACACGCTGCATAACCGCTATTATGATGAACGCAAGTCACACAATCTCTTACCAAATCTTTATGACAACGCCCGCTATCGCTCTTCGCCCACGAGTTTTTAGGATTTCGCATACCACGAATGGCGTGCTCCCAGCCCATAACCTCGGTGTTTTCAATCTTCAGCATTTGCTTCTCCTTTCCTTAACGCCTCGTTGTGCTTTACAAGTGCACAGAGATTGGCGTTCTCCTCATCGCAGAACTTGATAGAAACAGGGTCAACACGGTGAACACCATCTTTGAATTCAACAATGCCATAGACCTGCCCAACAGGGTGTCTACCACGAAGCAGACTGGTGCCAACAACATTACTCCACTGCTCCCAAAGATGAAAATATCCGAGTTCACCTTTGACTTCACAAAGGCGTGTTGGGAACTCAACCATTTTAAGCCGGGCCATTACAAACCTTCTTTCTGTTGGCCGCGAAGAACCTCAATGCAGTCGCAGTCAACCGTAGCAGCTTCGACATTCATAGCAGAGAGCATCATCTGAAGCTCGTCTACGAGATACTTCTCGCTCTTACCAAGGCCGCCGCTTGCGAGAAGACGGATATAGTTCGTCACCGTGATGGGAACAGGAATTTTCTTACCCATCTGAGCAGCGAGCAACTGAATGTAATTGGCCATCGGATAGGTAGCCACAACGATGGTGGCGCCGGTCTTTTCAGACATTTCGATGAGCATAGTTGTTTTGCCGCTTTGCCGTTCGCCGATATAAATGGTGCTCATTTGGAAGTCTCCTTTCTCGTTCTTGCCAAGACCTTCTTTGCCTGAGAAGTGGAGCCAAAGACTCGCTTCGTAACGGCAGCACAGAACCCGGCATAGGGATCATTGTCATCACCCTCGCCGCAAGAAACGATAGTCTTTGTTCCGTCGAGCCATAACACGATCGTTTTAGGACCACTGAAAATGACCTGCTTTACGCCGAGTGATGCCCTGGTGGCTCCGAAAGTAAAGTTGAGGAAAGCCTTAGCAAGAGCCGCGGGCATGATTGCATCGTTATGTTTCGGTGTATCAAAGAACGAAGGTTTTACATTTTCTTTCTTGAACCAGAAGAGTCCATAGCCGCTCGCAGGGTTTTTAAGGTCAGAGAACTCAACCCCGACTCGATTATCTGCAAGTTTCTTAACTATGCCGAGTTTTCCGGCGTATTTACCTCCATATTCGTCGCTGCGTCTAATACTGACAATTGTACCAATACCTGCCATATTTTTTCTCCTTTCTAAATAGATTCTCATTCGAGCCATTCGTTTTCTCGTTCATAGAATTTGAAAACTATTACGCCGGTTCCTATAATCCAAAATATCCAGAACACAACAGTGCTAACGCCTTTTTCCAGTCTTTCAACAGTCTCATCAATAGTTAAACCTTCATAGAATGGGCTGCTATCAGAGATAGTGTTGTCAGAAAGGGTTGTAAAGATGGTTCCTGTATGTGTGATGCCGATACCGTAATATTCATACCGAACGTGACCGGATTCGTATATGGTGTCAATGTATCTCGTTCCGGGTAGTTCAAATTTGGAGATTGGAAAAGTAGCTTCACAGAAAGAAACAGTCGATGCTGCTTTTGACTCTTCTCCAGCATAATCCCAACTCCAATAGGTCTCGATGGTATATGTAGTGTTTCCGTTTGCATCCGTGTGTGCAACTGTGCGAGTATGCATCGTATAGCGCTTTTTGATTTTCTCAACATACATATAGGAGCCGTCAATCTCTGGATAAGAAACAGGGTCAACTGCTTGAAGTGTCCCGTAGACGAATGCGTTCCCGACGTTTGTTCTCATGCCATAGGAAAGCATCTCTTGATTATCAATTTTGACCGCCTTGTTATAGACCTCATTTCTATCCATTTGACGTTCCGTTATTTTTGCCGAAATAAGAATCCCGACCAGTATCATGACGGCAATAATCGAGATACTGGCCAGAACTTCTCTTTTTGTAATTTCAAAATTACGCATAGTCAATCTCCGAATAGGTTCTGCGGAGCATCAACGGGAGCATTGTAGTCGAGGTAGTCATAGGTTTGCATTTCATAACCGAGAATATCGAGAAAGAGACGAGCAGGAAATTGGCGTACATAGCGATTGTATTCCTTGACCTGCTTGTTGAAATTACTGCGGTATTCTGCAATCAGGTTCTCGGTGATGGAGAGCTCGTTCATAAGTTCCTTATAGTTTTCGTTTGCCTTGAGCTCTGGATAGGCCTCGGATACAGCAGTGATAGCCGTTGTAACATTTTCAATATCTCCAGAACTTCCGCGCCCCTCTACAATGGCAGTCAGAGTTTCGGCCTCGTGCTTATCATATTGCATGACACAGTCGGCGAGGTTGTATACTAAATCAACTCGCCGTTTTTCCTGAACGCGAATATCAGACTGTGCGGTATTGACCTGTTCTTCCAAGGTAAAGGCCTTGTTCTGAGTGCCCTGCACAGCAAAAACGCAAAGAAGGACAATCGCCAAAATGCCAGCGAGAACAATGAGAATGAGTTTGGTATCTTTTTTCATTAGGTTTCTCCTTTCAAATATCAGTGGTTACTTCTTGTCGATCCGGTTAGCTTTTCTCTCTTCGTACTCAGCCTGCTCGATGCGAACCATGCCGTCCGGACCATCTTTGAAATATCCATTCAGATCAACGACCTCGCCATTGGGAAGAATAAGCTGGAGATAGCCGACGGTATCGAAGTCGCCATTTTTCTCATCGGTCAGAAACTCTTCGACGATGATCTTGAACTTCTTGTCCGCCGGGAAGTACGGAAGCGTGATCGGATACATCTTGTCGATAAGGCGAGTACCGAAGCCGTTTCTGAACGGAATATCAGGGCTTTCTTTGTTGATGAGCTGAACACGGTTGACATCCGAGTAAGTGACCGTACCGTCCTCGGCGACATCCTTAAACAGGCTGCTCATGCGCTTGCACTGGAAGTGCTGGATAGGATCGTTCTCACCAAACTCGACCTTAGTCCAAATATCAGGATCGTCCTCAATGGGGGTAAGGCATTTGCCGTCGATGAGGCGGTTCAGGATGCTCTTGGTGATCTGAATGCTCATACCGGAGTGGCCGTCGCGTTCCAAAGACCGATACGCTCTGAGGGCACTCTCATAGCACGCAACACCGTAATCCCAGTCGTCTTTATCTTCGGCACTTTCGCGTTCTTTCTGAGAAGCAAGAGCAACTTCACGAGCCGCCCAATCACTCTCGTTATCGGAAAGGGACAGTACCCGCTCGACATCCTTATCGGTATGGCCGTCCCACTCAGGGGCAGTGGCCACCTCTTTGCAGTGGAACAGGTCCCAGTCCTTGTCCTCGTAATGATAGGTATAGGGACCCTTTGGCGTGTCAATGCCAACGATGAACCAGCCTCCTCCAAATGGAGTCTCGCCATCCGAATGCTTGTGGGATTTCCAAGCAAGCGTCGGGAAAGTGTTCACCAAGGCCGCGAAGAGGATGAGCCGCTGATGATAGAGGGAATTGAAGGTATGGAACCCATCGGAGAATTCTCCAATATCCTTCTCGGACATAGGCACTGCGCGATCGTCCCAATACTCGTTGGCGAAGATTTTCCGGCAGTCCGTCCCAAATGCTTTTGTGATTTCGGGCAGATTCTCATTGACAGCATCGAGGTGGATACCATGCTCTTTGCAGAACAAAAGTGCCTTTTCCAAAGGTTCGCCGACGCGGTTCGTCCAAAGAATGATTTTGGCGCCAGCCTCCTGTTCGGCCTTAACCTTGGCGATGTTTTTTTCAATCGGCGCACCGATCTCAGGCCATTTGTTTTCAACCAAAGTGCCATCGAAGTCGACAGCAATAATTTTTGCGTTATTCATAATTTCTCCTTTTCATGTCATGCAGCTTTCGGCATCGGCGCAGTAGACCACCCAACAAAGCGACCCTCATTGAAGTTCTTCTTCTCCTTGAGTGCCTTGCTGATCGCCAGATCAATGCCGGAAAAGCTCTTTAGATGGAAGTAATAAAGGTCACTGAATGGCGTCGTCAGACGGTCAATCCGTCCGGAAGCCTGAACCATGACCTTATAGGAATAGTTCTGCGAGTAGAAGATGATCGTATCAGTGGTAATGCAGTTCCAGCCCTCGCAGCCGGCCGTGTACTGCACGAGATAGACCCATTTGTCGCCGGTCGGGATCTCTTGATGCTTGTGACCGTTCCATTCAGCGACTTCAGTCCCATCGGGGTAACCAAGATTTTTGAGAATATCAAGCTCGTAGTCGAAATTGTAGAAGATGATGACTTTAGGGTGATCTTCCATGATCTCCAACACGGCCACGCTGCGGGACTCGTCCGAATTCACCACGCGGCGCCAGTTCATACAAAGCTCAGAAGCCGTTTCAATAGGACGGTCTTCCCAAGGGTTCCAGCGGTTTCGAGAAATATCTTTGTAGAGCGGAATGTTGTAGGAAACAGGCACATCCTGATGATGCGATGTGGTGTGCCGCTCGAACTCCATCGTCACAAGAATGCGATTGCGCAGACGGATCAGCCGTCCGGTGTTGAGGTATCGGTCAACCTTTGGATACTTCGACCTCCAGTCATAAACCACATGCTGGTCGATGAAATCGGTCTTGTTCCGGTAGAACCCATTTGCGATGAAGACGGGGATATAATCCTGCCAGGTATCCCCAGGGGTAGCTGAGAGCAAGATCCATTTGTTCACCTTCGCGATTTTCAGGAATGCTTTTGTCCAAGCCCCGTAGCCGACGACACGCTGCTCGTCAAATATAAAGAAACTATTTTTTACATCTTTGTACTTGCTGATGTTGTTCCACGAGTCGATGACGACCTTGTTCTTGTAGTAATTGCAGTCCTCATGGGTGGAGAGCAGGAATGGAGCCAACTCGTCCTCCCATTCACAGGTATCGCGCTTGCGTGCAGTTGTGATGATGTAAATATCAAGCGGATTTTTCATCGGCGCATCAGGAATGTCAAGATTTCCGCCTTGCTGAAGATAGTAATAGGCGAGAGCAGTTCTGGATTTACCTGAACCGACCCCGCCGCATAGAATGCAACCGTTCTTCATTTTTTCAAGGGCGCTGCGCTGATGATCGTACAGACTGATACTCATGACTTAGCCATCCCGATTAACGCTTCAATATCTGAAAGGGACAGCTCAAGGTCACTCCAGTCATAGTCCTCATATCCATCCTCTCCAAGATCTCTTGTCGGAGATACCATTACGGTTGCCGCATAAGCTTCGGGGCAATTCAGCGGATACTCAACACTGATTTCGGTGTGAACAGCATCAGGATAGAGTCCTTCGAGCCATTCTTTTGGCGCGATAAAGTAGAGAGTCATCGTCTCGTACTCATCGCTTTTGTATTGGTCTTCAAGAATGACTTTTTTCGTGTCAAAATCTTTAATGGTCATCGCTTTCACGCTCCTCTCGCAAAATATCCATCATTTGACTGACAACTCGACGAGTATGCCAAACATCGCTAAAGTACATGGGCGTAAACCAGTAGTTCTCCAAAGAGTCACCATTTCTGATCGGATCGGTAAGAGAATTGCCGACCTTGACAAATCCGGCGACGCCGAGGAGCGATAACTGAATATAGCACATGAGCGCGACTGTCTCCTCGATGTCCTGAGCCGAGAAGAGAATATGGTTCTGGAAGTTAAAGCCGGCCTTTTCAAGGTCGTTCCGTGCTACATTGGCAGCAGCTATCAAAGTCGCACCACCTCCGCAGCAATCATCGTGAACGGTGATAAAGCCGCTTTTTTCGACCTGTTCCGCAACATTACCCATTGTCGCAAGCGCCATGAAGTGACAAACATTATAAGGAGTAAATATCTGCTTAAGTTCGTCGCTTCCGAGCCTCATCCGCATATAGACTTCACCAAGAAAGTCCTGGTCCGGATTTTTCTCCAACGCGACCGTCATTTCGGCAAGAAGCTCCGGGAATAACGCCTGCTCTTCTTTGCGGTACTTGGCGATGGTTTTCAGATAACGGTCTTCTCGCTCATCATAATGTGTCTTATCAACAGCATTGGAGAATGCGCAGGCAGTCATCAGAACGAAGTCCTTCCAAATGTCCCACGGTCGATTTCGCTCGGACACGAGCTTGTTGAATGTCTCGATGAAATACTTCTTGTCATCAGCCCTTGACGAGGAAGCTTTTTTCGGAGCCGGCTTTTGTGGCTCTTTCTGCTGATTTGCTGAAATATCAATTTTCGGTATCTCAGGCGGAATGAACGGCTTTGGCTCATACTTGGGGAGCGACTTAGCCGGTTTCGCCTTATGAACCGCTTTCTTCTTTTTCTTAGGTTTCCAGAAAGGCATTAGGTCCTCCTTTCAAAAAGTTAAAGGGACGCCGGCCACCTCCTAACCAGCGTCCCCTACAATGCTTTTACTCCTGCGGATACTCGCTCGCAGCATACTTCTCAGCGAACTCATCCTCTTCGATGGTGACATACATCGTCTTGAGGTAGGCCTTCACACCGCTCTTCTCGTTCTTGGTGCCCTCCTGGATGATCCAGTTATAGGGGCGGATGATGAGATCCACATTGCTGATCTCGGCAAAGTCGAGCGCGCCGATGGACTCCTCGTCGAGAGGCGTTTGCTTGCGGCGGGTGACCATGACGACCTTGGGAGGGAAGTTCTTGAAGCTCACCGCGACCTGGAGATAGTGGCGAGGCTCGTCACCTTCCTCACGGGGAGGCATCACGCGGATATTCCAGCCGTCTTCGATCAGACGCTGAGCATCGTTGTGGTCCTCGATGATAACGCAGAAATTGCGATCGCCGGCACGGTTGTACTTGTCCTCCTTACCGGAAAAGTTCCGGAAGATAATGCGGGCGTTTTCGATGATGATGTTGTCAGTAGCTTTACGACTCATGATTAAGACTCCTCTCAACTGTTAAAATGGATAGTGGAATGGACTGTAATGAACTCGTTCCCGAGCTTCCTGGTGTGCCAGTTCCTCTTTTTCAATGCAGAGGGTGCAGATGTTTTTCATAGGCTGCGGCTTCTTTTTCCACCGATAAATATTCTCGCAGTTTCTCAATCCACATCGCCTGCAAGTAAACCAACGAGCACCGTCTTTGGTGAAGCTTTTCTCCATGGAATTACCTCACATCAAACGGTGTACTGTCTTCTTCGTGGGGTTCGCCGGGGCTGAACCAAGGCGGCGTGTCAGAAACATACGGGTCTTCAGAAACGAACCACTCGAAATCGCCATACTTGGAAATATCGGTAGCCGCAGCATCAACGAGAGCATCATAGTATCTCCGGTCAATGCAGTCTTCCTTTCCGAGTTCCTTGACCATTTCAGACTCAAGCCAGCGATAGCCTTTCGTTCCAACGGCGGCATCGTACTTCTTTTCGCCAGTCTTTTTGTCAACGGACTCGCGACACAGAAGACCGCCGCCACAGCCGGGTTTGATGGGGCAGAACTGTCCGACTCGTCCAATAAAGACATAGTCATGACCTTTCTCGATTTCAGTTGTAAGTTCCTCGATACGAGCACATTCTGCCTCCATTGGCTCATTCAGCTTCGTTGTATCGGAAATCTTTTTCCACAACTTAGCATACTCATCCCCCAAAGCACTCACATCAGGCAAGCTCTCATTCATATCCAGATAGAGCGCCCCTGTAACAGACTTCGTCTCGCACATATCCTCGAAGGTGATCTCCTCATGCGAGAAGAGCTTCTTGAAGACATACGGGATCTGGAACTGAGTGCCCGTGGCTGTCCACTCACCGGCGTGCTTACCATCTTTGTACTTGGCAATATAAACGGCGTTGTTGACGAGGCACATGCGATCATAAGTCGCTTCGTGCTCGAAAATATAACCGTACATCTTACCGTAGTCCATGACGAACTGAATGATCTCAGGCGTAGCGTCTGGAATCTTGATAGAGTCCGTCTTGATGTGAGCAACAACAAAGCCCCGTTTCTGAACCTCGTGCTTGAGGTTGATCATAAACAGGGCTCCGCGCTTGGCGACGATATTATCTTTGTTACGGTTGTCATGGAACGGATTCTCGAAGCTGGCCGAAGTCAGACCGTAAACGGAGTTGATGGCGATTTTTAGCGCCTGTGCCAGAGCATCGGCGGCACTCTCGTCCGTCAGATACTTTGCCAGAGCGCCGTTCAGCATCTTGCGAGTCTTGTCGAACTCCTTATGCTTGATGGCGACACGAGCATCACGGATCTCACGAAACCGCTTCGTATAGACCGGCCCGAAGAGATCTTCTGCGATGATGCTTGAGGGATGCATAGAAGCAATATCCAGCAGAGCGATATTTCCGTACATACCAGGCTCGGCATAGACATAGCCGCCCTCGCCAACTTCTTCGCCTCGATAAGTGGACTTGCCTTTGTCGAACTTGTAACCAGGGAAGATAGGACGATCCTTCTTGTCAAACGCCGTATAGTTGTCGTATTCTTCCGGCCCAAACTTGAACGGCAGATCGTCCATGCTGCAAATCTGGCTGGCATCACCCATGTCGCGGTAATTAAACTGATCCTGCGGCTTCTTGTTTCCACCGAAGATAATCTTGGCGGTCAAAGTGTTCGTGGTATCGTTGACGGTCATTCCAGCCACATCAGCCAGGATCTCACGAGCTATGAAGTCAGCCTTACGGGCATTGAATACCGCCTCCGTAGCAATGACATCATTGTCACAATACTCGGCAACCTTCTGCCACATGCTCTCCGGAACAGGCTGGTCCCACGGAAGGCCAAGCTCCTGATGGTGGATGCCGAGTTCAATCTCCCACTTCTTCAAGCTCTGTTTTTTCGAGCAGAAGTCGTAAACATCAGTGTAAGAGACATTATAGGCTTCGCCAAAGAAGCAGTTGTTGCTCTTGGATTTCTTTTCGCTGCCGATGATCCGCTGAGACAGGTTGTAAAGCTGCTCATTGGTATAGCCCATCAAGCGAGCATAAAGAATGTGGTTATCATACCGCCGGCAGTTGAAGCCGATGAGTCGGAACTTCATCAGGCCCTCGATGTCTTCATAGGTCGGGTTGATCATCCGAACCACAGGTTGTGTGCTTCCTGCAAACTTCCAGTTCACGAGGAAAAGGTTCGGAAACACCTCTACATCATAAAAGACGAGGTCAGCGGTTTCGTTCTTGGCCGCAGGGGCGGCATCGGCAGATTTGAACGGCATCTTGTTAACGAGCTTGATGCAATACTCTGCCTGATTGGTGCTGTTGGCGGCAAAGGCCAGGACGGCATTGCGCATATCGGTAACATCGTAAACCATGCCGCTTTCATACGCATCCGTCAGAATCTTGTGGATAAAGTCGATACTGGGCTTAGTTGCAGGGTGGATCTCCTTGTTGAGATTTCTCTTGATTTGAACCCTAAGCCCTTTCTCGCTCTGAACCACCTTGTTGTTTACCATGCTGCTTTCTCCTTTCAATGGTAACCCAGAGCTTATGGTTGCAATAGGTAGGTTGTTGAACTTAGTGAGTTTCCGGCGCAGCGAGCTTTTTCCAGTGAAGACCTTCACCTCAATATGGTCGTCATAGATACGGCTCAGCCTTGTCGGATCGCCGGTGTAAATATAATGTAGATGGATACCCTGACCACCCTTGCTGACCTCGGCATATGTAGGAGGCCACTTGCTCGCCTCCGTCAGGTTCAGGTCAAAGCACTTGTTGCCGTTCTCGTCCGGAATATCAAAGTCGATGACGATATGGTTCTCAGGCACCTTGACATAGTGGAGTTTAGAGGTATCCAACTGCGAAAGAGTCTTCGTGACTTTTTCCCATTTCTGCGAGGGCGTTTCTTTAGATGTGGCATATTGAGCAGGACAATCCGCACAATCTTTGTCGAATGCGGATACTGTTCCATCAAACTGAATCAGCCGAGTTGTGGGCTCCGGCTTATCAATGATGGTCTGCTCTTCAAATTTTTCAGTTCTGAAGCCACTGTAATAGCTCCGAACACGAGTGCCATCTTCCATACTGAAGCGCTCTGTGTAGTCATGGAAATAGTTCTTCAACTCTTCCTTGAATGCTCTCTGGCTGAGGGGGTACGAGACCTTTGCTTCCTCATTATAGGTCTTATACATCTCCCAAGCAGCCTTGAGGGACGTTCCGTCTTCACGCTTGAAGACAGGGTAGGAATCAACGATATAGTTGTAGAAGTCATTGGAGGCCCCCAACATAGCAATCGGAATATAACCGTCGTAGTAAGCGGGATCTTCCAGATAGACCTCTTGACAGTGGTAAGCAATCGGGCCAAGTTCAAACGGGATGTGCTTCATGATGGTCTTGTACTCGTTCGGCTCGACCTTATCTCCTGTTGGGGAAACATCAATCAAACGTCGGATAAGACCGGATTTAGCGTCCGTAATACGAACCGGTTTGTTTGTGCCCATAAAGAGGAAAGCCTTAAAACGGTTGGCGTAAGTTGATTTGAACTTCTCGTTGACCGTCATCAGCTCATGCGAAACAAGGCTGTTAAGTCTCGTGTTATCCTCAATACGGGACAGGTCACCATCATGTTGAATGGCAACCAACGGGTTCGTCTTGAACGCCTCCAGCGCAAATGCATTACTTGAAGAACCGAGAGCCTTAGCATCGAATACAGAGTAATAACCATCAAAGAGCTGCTGAATGATGTTGAGCACCGTGGACTTACCGGTACCAGCGGCGCCGTAAAGCACCATGAACTTTTGCAGCCTCTTGGAGTCACCGGACACGACCGAACCAATGGCCCATTCGATTTTGTGCCGCTCGGCAGGAGAGTACAGAACACTCATGAGCTTGTCATAAGAGTTCGCCTCACCCTGCTCAAGCGGATAATTCAGCATCTTGCTGGCATAGTCTTTTTTCCCCGTTTTGCTGTTTGAAAATATCAGTTTCTCGTCGAGCATATGGAACTGGTCCTTCATCTGCTTCTGGCAGTATTTGTGCCAGGTGTCGATCATTCCGGTTTCCGCGTCCCACATATGCATGACTCGATAATTGTCATCAAAACGCTTACAGTTTTCCTCGGCGTATCGGTCCAGTTCGCGGTCGATCAGGTCAACCGCATCCTGTTCATCAGTCGACCACAATCCCCGTTCCTCAATCCAGATAGCGTAGAAATCGCCGCCTCTAATCATGAGGTCGCTGCTTTTCTTGATGATAAACTTGGGATAGATCTCGATGATACCACGCTTGCCACTGCGCGTTGCAATCACCAAGAAGTCTAACATTGATTACTCTCCTTCGCTGTGTTCCAACTTCTTTACTCGAACAGAGAGCTGATAGACCTGCTCCTCCAGCTTCCTGCGCTCCACCTCGGTTGCTGCGGCAAGAACCATCGCCCCTACCGCAATCAACTTGAACATCTTCGTGCTGCGAGCCTGCCGCTGCATCTGCTTGCAGAAATTCTTAGACGGCATGACCGTCACGAAAATATCATGCGTGATCGTATTCATGTTAAACTCCCTTCTCTGATAATCTCGTTAAGATAGCAATTCATCTGATACCAGATTTCCATAGACCGCATATCAAACCGAGGGTTACGGATTGTGAACAGACCGCCCTTACCATCCGGTGCGTAGTCATGATCCATAAAACGGTCGATAATCTCGTCGACCCGAACAGGATCAAACCGAACATCGCTCATGGAACCAAGGCCCAAACTGACAAGCATACTCCAGAACCACTGTCCGGTGCGGTTGCCAATATCAGGGTCTTCCATGATGTGTTCTTCACATCGAATGGCAAGGGCGATCATCATTTCAAGGATGCTGCAAGGCCGGATATCAAGGCAGTTGGCAATTACAGCATCACGATAGCCTTGCTCGCGACCGAACCGATACCTAAGCTCGATGCCATCCTCGGCCCGGTTGCCGTCCATCGGGATCGTGTATGCAAACTCCGTGTCGTGGAGCTTATGGAACAGTCTCCGATAGGACTTATTAGAATATCGGTCGTCGACCACGAGCCGGTACATCCACTCGAAATATGGATCGTTAAGCTCGCTCTTGGTCAAGGTCAGACCTCCTCGTCATTATTCGGAGGAAAGTTTTTCTTCTTGAAGTCGCTGAAATCACGCAGATCCTTGAGAATCTCGTAGTCACAGCGCTTTGCATCACTCCTTACGAACACCGAATCATCTTCGTATTCGCCGAAGTGGTCCAGCCCATCGCCGATGATTTCCTCCACATCATCAACGATTTCACCGCACTCATCAGCCAAGACGCCATCAGCGAAGTAGGTCAGGCTGACTTTCGTATAGTCTTCAAGCTCTCCGAATTCATCAGGAGAGATGACATACGGAACTTCACCGGGCGTGCCTGATGGCTTCTCGTCGATTGTTCTGGAGTAGTCCTTATAACCGGCCTTCTGCAAACGCTGAGTGTACTCGGTGATGCTACCCTTATCCATGTGCTTGGCAGCATTTACAATCGAGACAGTTTTTTCTTCCGTTGTCGGTTTCTCGCGCTTGGCATATGCTGCTTTGACCGAGGCAATCTCTTCCTCGGCGAGTTTTGCGTACTTATCCTTCAGATAGTACCAGGCGCCTGCTGCGCCGATAGTAAGGCCTGCCACAAAGGCAAAGCCGGTAGATGCTTTACTCATCTTCGTCCTCCTCATCGTCTCGGATGCTCATGACGGTCATAGCCAGACCACCAAAGAGTAAAGCGCCACTCAACAGCAATCCGCCGGTGATGTGACGCTTACGCTTTGTGTCAAGAACATAGTCGAGCATGGAAATGAAATTCGCAATTCCCTCCATGTCAGTCACTCCTTGTAGCTGAGGACTGCTGCTCCGCCCACCAGGCAGAGGCCGGACATAGTCGCCAGGGTATAAGAGAGCAGGGAAAGCATGATCTTCTTCATAATTGTTCCTCCTTTTAATCATAGCTTGAGAAGTAATGGTTTCCGACCTGGAACATAGGAACTCCATAGTCGCTATAATGGCCCGCATTGAAGAACACGACATCGTAGTCAGTACGATTTTCCAGTTCTTCTTCAACGAGCTTTACCAGCTCGTCCATAACATAGCAGCGGGTGATACGGTCGCCGTACATACCTGCATACTGGTTTTTCTGCCAGATGACCTCAGAGATCGTGTCCGGGAAATGCGGATCATCTACACGATTGAGAACGCTGTCAATGACCAGTCGCTGGCCCTGCTCGCATTCTCCCTCGGCTTCCGCCATAGCGCAGAGAGCAAGAAGCTCGATCTCCTCCCTCGTAGCCAAAGGCTCTTGTTCGGGAGTTGGTGCGGGCTCTTCCTCCAGTAAAATATCAGTGGACGGAGCAGATGCCTCGACGATCAGAGAGAGAGGTTCCGTCTGAATCGTAGGCTGTTCCGGAACCGTTTTGGTCGTCGTTGCATTTATCACAAAGTTGCAGGATATGAAAATAGCCCCGACGAAGATAAGAAGGCAAATAAGCAATTTTTTCATCGGCTTGTCCTCATGCGAGATAGTCATTCTGGTGGTCGACGATCTTGGAAGTGATGTCACCGACAACATTGAAGTCCAGAATGAATGCGCGCTTGTACTCGTCCGAATCAGCATCGTGACGACGAATCTCGGTCATACCGAAGTCGACAAAGTTGTCGCCGTAAGGCTTCTTGTCGTCATAGATCCAACCGACAACAGCGCCGGCTTTGGTGCGCTTGAAACCGAGCATATCGTAAACTTCGTTCAGGAAGAGGTGACCCTGGGACTTGAGCATATCATTCGCCTGAGCCTGACGAGCACGCAGATAGAAGAGGTTCATTTCAGGGTCCTGCTTCCAATCGGAGTGAGTATCATCAAACACCTTTGCGTAAGGGCCGTAGTCAGAGCCATTCCAGTTCTCGTCTGCGACATTCACATTCTGCTTGACCTTCTTTTCCTTGCCCTTGTCGTCCGTGACGGTCTCTTCGATCTCCTGCGCCTTGATGTTGTAGCGCAGCTCCTTTTCAACCTGCTCGCCGAAACGCTCGATTACGCGGTCACGATAATCCTTGAAGGACTTATCAACAGCAGCGTAAGCAGCCGCCAGAGCGACATTGCGCTTCTTCATGATGTTGTGGCTTGCGAGAATGCTGGCGATAGAAGCTGCACCGAGCATGACCGCAGGGGCATACAGCTTTGCGAACTTCACGCCAGTCTGAACATAGGCGATGGCGAGATCTTTCTTGTGATCCTCTTCGGAGTAGGACTCACCAGCCTTGGTGACGCCGTTTTCCTTGGCCTCACGAATATCAGCGAGAGAGTTCTTAGACTCCTCAACGATGGCACCTGCCTTGGTGGTAGCCTTGCAGGCCAGAACGGCACTTGCAACAGCACCTACGATGCCGATGCCGACAAGAATTTCGGGGCTCTTCTTCTGGAGCCCAAAGCCGACCTTGGAGAAGGTACGCTTTGCGGAGGTCATGATTTCATTAGCTTTCATGGTAATAAATCCTTTCTTAATTGTAGTTTTCAGCTCAGTTTTCGAGCTCTTTCATGTATTCGTAATACTCGGACTCAGTCGGGAACAGCATCCATGTTCCGTCGACGAAGCCTCTGTACCCGCTTGAGACAAAATATCCGTACATGACTGCACCTCTTTTTAGGTGATTTGGATTGCTCTGGGAAGCTGCAAGATGTAGCCATCCCTCGTTCTGGCGACTCTGGCACTCTGAATATCAGTCCAGCCGTACTTATCAGCCATGTAATTCTGGCAAGTAAGTCCGGCGAGGTCATAGAGATCCAGCACGCTGGCCATGCCATAGTTGGCAATGGCGGATTCCAACTGGTCGAGGACGAGGTCTGCATCTCCACGGTTGTCGAAGATGATGTCGTCGAACTCAAATCCGGCGACAGGTCTTGGCCGCTGATTGTAGTTCCTGCGGTCATCTCTGCGAGGATCGTCATAATACCGCTGATACGATACCTTTGATCCGGCGTTCTTCCGAGTGCCGATGCGGCCGGCTTCGCCAAAGAGAACAATGCTTACAACATCGGCGATGGCGTTCTTCAAACCAGGGATAACGACATCCGTGATGATAAAGGTTTTAACATCGCCAACTTCATCGGGCATGAATATGCCGGCAAATTTCTTGACCTCGCTCTGCTTGCGGGTCTTTGCTGTGCCGTTGACGACTTTCTCCACCCGTTTGGAGGGAGGACTTGTGTTTTCTCTCGCGCTATGCGAGTTATCAGGATATTCAGGCATTAGTGCACCTCCAAAATTTGATAAAAAGAAAAAAGGGAAAGCGCCCTGTTATTGGCACTCTCCCTTGTAGAACTCCGCAATTTACTTTTCTTAGTTTTCCTCGGAATCCTCGTCTGCCGAGTCGATTTCGGCCTTGTCGGTCTTAGCGGCTTCCGCCAGCTTCTTCGCAGCGACCTTCTCTTCGATGATCACCCGCAGCTTCTTCGCCCCGCCAATCACAGCGTAAGCAATGAAACCTCCGATGACACCGGCGAGCAGGGCACCAGCATTAGAGCTGTCCTGAGTCTCGTCGACTTCCGTAGCTTCGATTTCCTCGATCTCGTTCATTCTCTTGTCTTCCATAGTAAAATTCTCCTTTTCAAAAGTAATTTTTGTTGTTGGTTCTCCATAATAGGAGATGCAAAATCTGCGCTTACCAAAGGTAAATAGGCGGGTGGTTGTGACCGACGACAAGGCAAGGCGTTCCATCATCAGCCAACTGTGTGCTGAAATCGAGGTCTATGTAGCCTTTTCCGTTGTCAATGTCCCACCCGAGATGCTCTCCGACCTCAGCCTCGCTCAGACCGATCTCATCGTAGAAATCATTCAGCGAAACACGCATCTCGTCGCGCATTCGTTTGTTCAGTTCATTCATAGCACGCATCAGGCGGTCGCGATCGGACTTGAAATATCGGTTTGTAAGGGGGTCGAAGCAGAGAATATCACCACCTCCGGTAATGATGACCTCGCGTTCGCCAAGAGGGTGCTTCGTAAGCGTCTCCTTGGCAACTGCATCACGGATCGCCTGCTCTTTTTTCTCGCCGACTACCTCAACAGCCTTCTCTTTGTACTCCTTGAGAGCCGTTTCGGAGATGGAATAAGCCGTTGCAAGAGCAGTGTTGCGGCGAAGATTTGCAGAGCTGGCGCCTACAAGGCAGGCTGTGGACAGCACACCTGTAACAGCAGCCGGAACATAGCACTTCCATGTGGTGGCAACGATCTCCTTGTTGCTCAGACGCCGGTTTTCCTTGATTTCTCTGGTGTCGATGAGCTGCAAAGCCTTTGGCGTTGCTCGAACGGCGGATACAGTGGTGGCGATCATCCCGGCAATTCCGATGCCGGTGAGGATCTCAGGGCTGTGCTTTTTCATTGACTTCTGGGCGTTTTTCAACGCATTGATAATGGTTTGTTTTGTCATTTGAGTTCTCCTCTCTAAATAGTGTCAAGCATTCATCGGCGAAATCAGCGGCAATCGAAAATATCAGTCCTTCATCCGTACCATCTGCGATAGATGAGAAAAGTACCATCTTCATGGTGAACTCCTCGATCACATCTTCCGGATCTTCCATAGGATGATCCATAATTGCCTCGATCATCTCCCATGCCGCCCATCTCGAAAAGCAAGATTCTTCAAAGTGATGGCGTGGCCAATAGATTTCGGGTTCATCTGATTCGTTGAGATAGTCGAGAAGTGCTTGTACAGCCGCATCATTTGTCATGAGTTCACCTCGAAAAAAGAGAAGAGCCCTGTTTAGGACTCTTCCTCTTCGTTTCTGGCAGCAAGTGCTTCGTTGACCTTCTCCTCGATAATTGCTTCCTGCTCCTTGTTGTCGGCCCAGCCGGATAACAATGTTCCGATCCCGCCAAGGACGACTCCCGCAAGGGACAGCAGCTTAAAGATGTTTCTCTGGTTCATAAAGCATGACCTCCTTTCCATAATAGGCGATGTAGTTTTTGCGGGAAATCAATAATCCCACGCAGATTCTGGTTGAGGGCTGAACTCAGCATCGACGACATAACATGGAATCTCTCCGTTCAGTCCATCATCAACCATAGCCTTCGAGTTATCGAAGTCGATCCAGTACATGCTATCAGACAGCAACCAGCCGACAACATCTCCGCCTTCGACATGGCTTATTCCAAGGAAGTCGTAGAAATCGTTCAGAGTTACGAACGCGCCGAGAACCATATTCCTGTTGATGTGATATTCTGCTTGCAGGACTTGGCTTATGGTTGCCTGAAAATATCTTTTGGAGAAGCTGTCGTAGAAGAGTCGCTGCTCCTCGTTGGCATCTTCAAACTCCAAAGATGAATTGGAGAAGCCTCCGGTAGCCGTAATAGGCGGCATACTGCTTTTCTCTGCGGCGATGGACTCCATGATCTTCTTGTGAGCATCTTCGCCATACAGTTCCTTCAATTTATGCTTATAGTCAGAATAGGATCTGTTTACGAGCGCATAGGCGCTGGCAAGAGACGCCTGCTGCTTTTTATTGAGGGTATTCGCCCCAAAGATGCAGATGATCGTAGCGACGCCCGTGGCCGCAGCAGGTATGTAGCATTTCCAACATGATTTGACGGCTTCGAGCTTTGTTGCAGCATAAGGGTCGCCATCGTGATTTCTCCTGCTGTCAGCCTTGATAAGACTATCCGCTTTCGGGGTTGCCTTGACAGCCAGAACCGCGGTTGCTACAACGCCAGCGGCTCCGATGCATGTCAGAATGGTGGGAGACGCCTTCTTCAAGCTCCTCCCGATCTTAGGGTCGAGTTTCATCTGAATTCTCCTTTCATTTCATTGCATTTAAGAGATCTAAAATATCAGCAGCGACCGAACTGGCAGTTTGAAAGATCTCGTGCATCTCTTTGTTCTCTCCTGAGTGATTTGAATAGCGAGCCATCTTCATGGCGAACTCGTTTGTGAATCTGATAAATTCGTCGACCGATCCATCGGAGCGATGATGGAGCCGCTTGCGAATGTAGTTCTCAAGCTCTCTGATCGCCCACTGTTTTGTGCTTGCCTCCTTGAACTCTTTTTTCCACTTCCAGAGAAGCGGAGGCGACCATGCATCCATGGTGTACATGTCGCACAAGATCAGTTCAAATTGCTCGATGTTCATGCTTTCTCCTTTCGTCCAAAATAAAAAGTAAAGAAGCAGTATCGGACTCGAACCGATCACCTCTTCACTGGTTTTGTGAAGCGCTCTACCACTGAGCTAACTGTTTCTCCATAATATGAGTTGCAAAATCTGCGGAAAAAGAAAAGAGCCGCATAAAAACGGCTCAATTTCTCAGATTCCAATAGTCTTCAATAGTTTGTTAAGTTCTTCTTTCGTAAGGTCCGCATCCAAATCCAGATGGACATGAGTCTTATCGTCAATGACTGTCGTCCGGAACTCATTGAGCTGAATATCTACTTCACAGCCCAATTTTGTCCGAAGTACCTTCTTTACGATCCTCGATACAAGTCCTGTCATGAATTTCGATTGAATCTTCATCTCATCCATACTCCTAACCCCTTTCATAGGTATTGGTATCCATAATAGGGGCTGCTGGATTGGCGCTAAATATCACGGCGGTCGAAGACCGTTTCCCAACGCTGCTTTTGCAAAGGCTTCATTTTCAGCGCCCACATTATTTGCCGAATCGTTACAGTTGGCCAGAGTCCGTCCGTACAAGTTCCAGCCCGTTCGTCAAAGAATTCCTTGAATTTCGGGTGAACATAGAGGGCATCGGTCAGCCATGCATCCACCTCTGTCCAGAATGTGGACTTGGTTTCGGCATCATACCGCTGTTGGATCACAGCGAGACCTTTATCTCCGATTTCAAACAGTGTGCAGCTATCGTAGACCGGATGGTCGCAAATGTAACGCTTTCCGTACATCGAAAGATAAATTGTAGGCTTTTCATAGTGGTATCGCATCTCCATCTCCAAAACAAAAAGAGGAAAGCCCCTGTTACAGGACCCTCCTCCATTGATAATGCTTTAGTCGTCAAACATTTTGCATGACGCTTTGCAGTAAGGGTAGGGACCACCGCAAGTTTTACAACCTGCGGGCGGCATGTCATCCCTGAAGATCAGATACTCGTCGCCTCTTTCATCGAGTCCGAGTTCCATTTCGTCTGAGCTCTCGTACTCATAATCCAATTCCTCAATTTCCCATCCACAGGACGGGCAGGCATAAATATCGCATCCGCCTTCGGGATCTTCTTTTCGATCCATCACCGCTCCGCACTTATTGCAGATAGCGTATCCCTTATTCAGGTAGTCCATCAATTCACTACCTGCCGGTTTAACAACCTTTTTACCTTTTCTGCGCACTTTCATTACCTCCTGTTAATCTGGAAGTAACTGCTATTATACAGTACCTCCGGTATTAAGTCGAGAGATATAAAGAGCTCTTAGGTATCTCCTTTCCATAAAGCGCCCTGCAAAATCTACGAAAAAAGCGAAGAGAGCGTGTTTTTTACACGACTCTCAACGCTATTGGCTCAACTCTTTCGAGTAGGCTTGAAGCGATTGAACAGATTCTTGAATGTCTGGGATGTAAATGTCCCCGTTTCCTCGAATCTCAGTCCTCTTCTCATCCAAACGCCGTAGAACATCAGCGGCAATACAAGTTCCGCCGCAGCAATGCCGATCTTCGCGTACCGATCGAGCGTATTCTCGTCAAGCTGAAATGCTTTCAGTGTCGCGTCTTCGTCATGGGCTGCTTTATCCATGGCCCGACGCTCCGACTTTTCCTCGATTTCAGTTTCCGTTTTGATCTCTTCGATACGGAGCTTGTGCAGTGCTGCAAGGTTCTTGATGACCTCCGATTTCTCGTCTTTGTCAGATGCCGAGTTGAGATTATTGATCTCGGTTTCGATTGCATCATCCAGTAATTTCTTGATTTCTGCCATATTGCATTTCTCCTTTCAATAAGTTGGCTCCATAATAGGGGGTGTTATTCGTGCGGGAGGAAATTCTCGTTGCGAACGCTGAGCGTGACGGTTTTCATGCCAGAAATAGTGCGCACATCTGTGCCTAATTCGAGAAACAGAAATGGTTCGCTCGTCGGGTCAGAACGGTCGATCCGAAGATCGCCGACTGGAATGTACCTTCGCCGAAATATAAGCGTTCCGACTACAAGCCCGATGATAATGCCGACAACAATGCCAATGATGAGTTCCATGTCATACCTCCAAAATGATTTTTCAGATTTTTACCCCGGGCAATTTTCCAAATACCAATTTAGCATCTGATCCAGTTACCCGCGTGCCGGAAAATATAAAAAAGAAAGAGCCGCTGACAACGGCTCAATCCTTTCCATAAAGGGGTTTGCTTAATCTGCGGAACTGTCCTCGTAAACCGTCCGTTTTCTTAGAGAAGACCATGGGATGTATCTTTCCTCTCGGCAGACAGGGCACCAGAACCGACTGGTCTTTCCACCGACATCGACCAGCTCGTCACTGTCGGCTTCCAGCTTGCTCCCGCAATTCGGGCAGTTGAAGCGGTAGCATTGTCTGACCGCCACATTCACAATCCGCATCTCAATCACGCTCCTTACTCAGCAGCCAGAAGAACCGCCGATACAAGTTGTAGTAGACCTCGCGGCAACAGGGGATGGCATACTGCATTTTCAAGGCATTGTAGGACAGACCCTCTGTGACCCCTCGCAAAATATAAGGATAGAGGTCACCGTCCGTACCAATGGCAGCTTGCTCGACCAGTTCCATCCGTTTGGCAAAGGATACGCGAGATTCCGCACACCTGGCAGTCGGATCACTCCTGACTTGGCCACTCTTGATGAAAATATCAAGGTCGTTCGGACGGCTGCTCAGGCCAAGCAGAGCATTATAGGCTTTCTTCCAGATCGGATACTGGAGGCAGAAATGCTTTAGCTCGTAATACCGGTGCTTGCCGATCCAGTATGGATTTTTCTCAGACAGCTCCGGACGGATTTCCGTTGCCATTATTGTCGTTCTCCTTTCCACAAAAATCCTGTCTCCTCGTAGAGACGCTTTGGGGAGATGTAAAAGTTGATACGGCCATAGCGTGAATCCATCTCCTCGATGGTGGTGACTAATTTTCCGCTGCGAGTGGCTTTGCCAATCGGGAGCCACCCTGAGACGATGCCGGCGCGGACCCATGAAGCATCTTTGCCATACACACGGGCCGCAACAGCCACGGGGACAGACCCCTGAGGGAACTCTTGCTCGTTCATTGGCGTTTACCTCCTTTCAACGGCTATTCTAAGTTAGCAACTGCGATTTGTTAAAACAACCTCGGTGGTCCAGTCCTGAGCTTGCCATCGGACCATCGTCATTTCGCAGGGATAGTCCTCAAAGCCGATGGTTTCGCAGGTGATGAAGCCCTCCAAAACACCGATGATGACTTCAGCTTCGTACTGTTTGTACGGAAATATCAGTTCTGGAAGCTCTCTATGTACGGAACCGCAGCGAGTGCATTGAAGCCGCCGCATTGGGATCTTCCAGGTCTTTCTTCCTTTCGTCCGTACAATCCGAGTAACACGGTCATAGTATTTCAAATCGCCGCCGCATTTGGGGCAGGTTGATACATCATTTGTAATCATATACATCGCTCCATCAAAAAATAAAGTGTAGGAATATCTTGACAACTCCTACACCATAATATATGATTACAAAGGACAAATCAACTATGGAGGTGCAACTCATGCTTGTAAAATGCCCTGAATGCGAATTGCAGGTAAGCGACAAGGCTCCGGCTTGCCCTCATTGCGGCTATCCAATGAAACCGTCAGTAAAGCGAAAACCGAGAGCCAAAAACAATAAACGAAGACGCCTCCCGAACGGGTTTGGCCAAATCAGCGAAATAAAAAACCGCAACCTTCGGAATCCCTTTCGGGCAATGGTTACGGTTGGAAAGACTCAGGACGGCAAGCCAATTTGCAAACCGCTCAAGCCTGACTCATATTTTGCAACTTATAATGACGCATATGCAGCGCTCGTGGAATACAATAAGAATCCTTATGACCTCGGCGACGCGATCACCGTCAAAGAGCTTTACGACAAGTGGTCGGAAGAGTATTTCAAGACGCTCAAATCGGATGGCAGTTCACGAGCCGTTACTTCAGCTTGGAAGTATTGCTCGGCTGTCTACGATATGCGAGTAATGGATGTCCGTGCCCGCCATGTGAAAGGCTGCATGGAAGAAGGTGTTGCCATTGTCAGAGGGCAAGAGCAGCACGCCAGCGCATCCATGAAGAACAAGATCAAGTCCTTGTTCAACCTGATGCTTGACTATGCTCTGGAATATGAGATCGTCGACAGAAACTACTCTCGCACATTCAAGCTGACTGACGAAACGATCAAAGAGATCCAGAAAGTCAAGAAAGAGCACATACCTTTTACGGACGAAGAAATATCAAAGCTCTGGGAGCATGTCGACGATAAGAATTTCGTTGATGTGATACTCATTCAGTGTTATTCTGGATGGCGTCCACAAGAGCTCGGCCTAATTGAGCTTGCCAATGTAGACCTTGAGAATGGAACTTTCAAAGGCGGCATCAAGACCGAAGCTGGTGAAGACCGCGTCGTACCTATCCACTCAAAAATTCGTTACCTCGTGGAGCGACATTACAATAAAGCCAAAGAAATCGGCAGCCCGTATCTCTTCAACTGCAAAGACAAGCGCAGCGGCAAGACTGTGATGATGAGCTATCAACGCTATAAGGCTGGCTTTGAGATGATCCGTGACGAGCTTAATCTTAACCCGGAGCATCGTCCTCACGACGGAAGGAAGCACTTTGTCACGGCCGCAAAGAAAGCCGGTATTGACGAATATGCAATCAAATACATGGTAGGTCACAAGATATCCGACATCACCGAAAAGGTCTATACCCAGCGAGAATTCGACTGGCTGAAGGAAGAAATCGAAAAAATAAAATAGGGTGTATTCTGTGTAGGAATGTCGATGTAGAAATAATATAGGAATAATATATGACTTACCTACATTTCTACCCTTTCAACCACATCTTACTACTGCTCAAACCATTGAAATAACGGCACTTAACGGTGAGCAATCTGAAAAGATGTTTCTATAAATAGAAGCATCAAATCCAGTCCCCACGCCACTTTTAGGCCACAGGTGTAGGAGTAGTCAAGAAATAACCGGCTCTCCTACACCTTTTTCGACCTCTAATCACTACTTATGGATCTGCGAAAGTGCTTCTTTCAGCTTGTCAAATCCGAACATTGCCGCATAAGCCACCATGAACGCGAGGACCACCGCGGCAAACACCATATACCACACAACAGCGATCCCCTTGATGGAACAATATGCAAAGAAAGCGCCGAGCGTCAGCACCAGCGAAACGATCATCGCCAGAGCATTCGTCGGCAGCTTGTCCCAGGTTACTTTCTTGAGCACCTGCACCACAATGTTCGTCAGCACCACCAGCACGCCAATGATGCTGATGATGACAGACCAGTTCAGTACACTCTCCATATTCTTTTCCTCCTGTTATCCAGCCCCGTCTTCGGGCGGAGTAGAGTTTCCCTTGTCAGGCCATGAGTTGTTTTTGCTCAGGTTTTCAAACAGCGCCTTGAGACCGTAGATCAGCACCACGCCGATGATCTCCTTGAGCGCGACCTGTGACAAGGCCTCTGCGATCTGCTCCCGTCCGAGCAGTGCAAGGATATAGCTGCACCATACCCATGCAAGTCCGTTGAGAATGCAGACCCACACGATAATCTTCATCGTGGTGACCTTGAACCCTGCTTTGGAAGAAGACGGGGGGTCCTTTTCAGGAACACCCCCATCCCCCTCCAAAATATCAGCGAACGGTTCTGCTTCTTTGCAGGCTTTCATTTTCTCGGAAAGGCCGATGCCCCACCTGCTCACAGCGCCGCCACCTCCTTCTTATCCTCGTCCTGAAGGAAGTCTCGTTTCTTCAGCCGGACCTTATACACCTCTCGAATGTTCTCAATGGCAATTTCCGCGCGGCTGTTTGGATACTCAGGGTTCTTTTCGCAATAATGCTCGTACTTGTCGATATACCCAAGTACCTCTACGAATTCTTCCTTCGTATGACGGATCGGACGAAGCAGCTCATTGTTAAAGCGAAGGATCGCCGCTCGCCAGTCATCGGCCCTGCCTTGATCATCCGTTTTGATATGTGAGTCCAGCTTTTTCTCGATCTCGTCGAGGCGCTTTGAAATGTCAGCATTGATCGCCTTGCCAATGGCTTTGGCGAGTGCTGACCAGGGGTTGATTTTGACGGGGGCGATTTGCACCAGGGTCATAAGGATCAGGAGCAGACCGCCCCCGCCGGCTAAAATCTCTTGAATAGTCACATCTCAATCCTCCGGTGCGATTATTTCGCCTTGAGCATGGCGATGAGCTCCTGATACTCGCTTTCGGTCAGCTTGCTGGCTGCGAAGAAAATGTCGATCTTTTCCTCAAGGCCGTTGGTCTGGCCGCGCTCGATCATGCGCTTCAGAGTGCGATACAGCATAGTCGTTTTCCTCCTTTCGCAATTATTCCGAGAGACCCAGCTCAAGCAGGGTCAGTCGGTATTCGTGATCCACGCTCATCGCGTCCGTATCCTGGACGATGGAGTCTGTGTTTTTCTGAGCGCGGAACAACGCATCGTTACTGCGGTCGACCTCATTGTCCTTACCCTTTGCAAGGTAGGCGTCGTAGTTCTCCCGCACGCTGGCAACAAGTCCGGGCCAACTCTCGACCTCGACGCAGTATTCGTCATACTGGAACCCGTCAAGGCCGTCCTTGTCCTCGGCATCCTTAGCGATCTTGCACGCCTCCACATTCTGGTAGAGACGGACAAGACTTCGTTTGGTACCGGGGATCTCTTCCACAGTAAAGCTGCCGGGGTTGACCATTCCCTGTACTTTCATGAAAATCACTCCTTTTTATGCCGCCTGGTATGGCGGATATAATGCCTGAAGTCTTCTGCACTCCTTTCGGACGACTTTCTTCAGTGCAAACATCGTCTTGGGCTGGTAATGCCTGTCCAAAACCTGCTGATGATTGCATTTGCGAAGCTGTCCGAGCCGTGAGATCAGCCCCGAAGCCCTCTTGAACGAGATGACGCGGTTCCTGTCTCGCCGGTAGTAGTAAAGATGAAGCGATTGCTTGAGCCGGAATAGATTGTGCTTTCGCAAGATCGTGTAACCGTGTCCGAATCGGTATCCAAGAGCTGATGGTAAGCGCGGACGGCGGTGCCGCTGCTTTTTCTTCGGCAAAGCCTGATGCGCTCTTTCGACCTTGGGCGTAAACCCGACGCGGAATATCTGCCAGTTACCTTTGATCTTCATTCCGATCTCGGCAAGCCACTTCTTGATATCCTCCAGCAGCTTCCTCAGCTTTCGCTTGTTGGAACCGAAGATCGTGAAGTTGTCCATCTGCCGCAGATAGTGTGATACGCCATACTGCTTTTGATGGATCATCAGGTCTAAGGGCTGGAGTGTCAAATGGAGAAACCATGCGGAGAAGAATGCGCCGATGAGGACTCCGTATTCCATAATGGCGTCGCACAGCCAGAGCGTTTCGGTGTCCTTGAACACCCGCTTCAAGGCTTCGATGACATACGGCGGATCAAGCTCCTCAAAGCAGTGGTAGATGTCGCACTCGCAGCAATACTTCGTGCCCTCAACATCGTTCTTCATCCACTTCTTCAATGCCTTGACGCCGTAGGAGTTCCCTCGGCCGGGGACGCTTGCAATGCAATACCGGTCCATGCTCCGCATAATGTGCGGGATCATCGGCTGCACAACAGCGTGGTGAACATATTGGTCCGGCCACAGAAGCGGCTCGTTGATGTCTCTCCATTTGCCTTTGCCGCTGTCCGCGTTGCGGTCCCAGCGCCGTCGCTTGAGGGGAGGGTGCATGTGCTCGTCTCCGTCGACCAGACCTTGGATGAATGCTCGGAGCTTCTCCACATATTCATCCATATTATTTTCGATCTCAATGACCTTTTTGTTCAGGCTGTGATTGCCGTTTCGCCGATGGCCGGCGTTCACTTCCCGAATTGCCAGACGAAGGTTTTCGTCCGATATGATCTCTTTGTAAACTCGAACTCGTTTCATCAGGGATGTTTTTCCTCCTTGTAGCCTCACAACCGTTCCAGCGCCGCGGGGTGTTCCAAGGCGAGACCTGGCCCGAAGTGTACTAAGCTGTGTCCTGTCGGCTTTTCTTCAGCAAGTGCTGTGCGGTCAACCGTGCGATATAGAAAGGGTGAGGAACCCCTACTACCAAATGGAGGGTTAGCCTGTGGCTTAGCAAGGATGCGACAGCCGATGTTGTCGTTCGAGTTCGACGTTCTGTTGTAGTTGACGTAGAACGGACCGTGATTCTGGTTCTGGTTATAGTTACCGCCATGGTACAGGCACGGGTTACTACCGTTGAAGTTCCAGTTATCCGGGACCATCGTCTGCTGCACAGTTGACCCCAAATGTAAAATTATTGTTTGTTCAAAAATATCAGTGAAATGCAAGGGGAAGGGGCTGCGGCCCCCTCACCCCTGCACCCCTACCTCTTCAGGGGAACAGTCACGCCGCCTTTGGCGGGCGTTCCTGGAGGCGACAGCCGA